AATTAATTAAAGTTTTAATTAAAATAAACTAACAAAATATAAACTAACAAATCTATTCTTGAAAATAAACTAACAAATATTATTGAAGTTTTAATTAAAACAAACTAACAAAATATAAACTAACAAATCTATTCTTGAAAATAAACTAACAAATATATTCTGTATTTTAATTAAAATAAACTAACAAAATATAAACTAACAAATCTATTCTTGAAAATAAACTAACAATTATAATTAATAATTTAGAATATGTTTAAACAAATTTACTACCATATGATTGTTGTTGACTTAAATCATATGAGTTTACTATGCTGTACGATTTTTCTTGTTGTGGTTTTAGAATATTTAATTCAAGCATAAACGAATACTCAAATTGACCAAAATCTGCTAGTAACCCATTATGATATCTAAATTTAACCTTTATTTTACTAATTCTTTCAGCAACAGGATTCCAATACTTATATGGCGCCATTTCATCATCATAATATTGTGATATAGGAGTTGTTGGAATAGGTATTTTAGCAAAAGAAGAATTAACTATAGAATTTCTTTTATTTGTCTGTATTGTATACAAATTTAGATTATAAGGACTAGTTTCATCAATACAATTCCATCCATCTATCTCCATGTATAAATAAGATGGTCCCATAAAACTAATTTTAAAAGGAGCCTGTAAATAATATATAGTAGAACCGGTTAACCCTGTGTCGGGTGCTATCCAAATTCCATTATTTCCACAATCACTACAAGCATCATCCACAGGTATATAAAAAAATCGTGGAACTAATCTATTTGATAAATTGGTATAAAATGGTAATTCATTTAATAAATCTATATATTCACTAACACTGTAAGCAGTTACATTACATCTACTAAACCCTAAATATGACGGCAATCCCCAATTAACTAATTCTGGTAGAAGACTTCTTGATAAACATGTATTATTAACAACATTACTACTAATAAATGACGAAGCTTCATTTGTAATAATAAACTTATCAGCCTGATTTCCAAAATATAATTTTTGACCTACAGAATTATATGCAATAGTAAATCTTTTATACCCACCTTGTTGTTCAAAAGTATCTTTATCGGGTTGTGATATATTATTGTTAGGATCATTAAAATAGTCATTAATAATATTAGTAACATTTTGATTAAATTGATTAGTTAATTCTGTTGCCATTTGATCTGGATTATAAAATCCGGGTTCTATTGTTACTATAATTTGTTTATCAGAATATTCATAAAGGGCGATAAAAATGGAATTTGTTAATGAATTGGAAGAATTAGTATGCTCCGCCGGATTATATAAATCTAAAAATTTAAAACTCATTACAACATTATAAGTAGTAACAGAAAATACATTATAATTTGAAGGAAATGACCATGAAGAAAGTTTAGCAGAAGCAACATTTAAATATTCTTGTGGTAATAATAATTCAAATTCAGAAGAAATAGGATATTTAGAAATATCTCTATCTTCTGAATGTATTGAAATGTATTTTTTTTCAAGAAAATATTGGTTTGAATTTTTAATTATAGGATGATTATTAAAAATAGTATTGTTCATATATTTAATTAGTATATTTTTTTTTATATATAAATATACTAATTAATATATAATTATGTCAAATTATAACGGAAGACAACCAAATAATACCGCTTATATAAAAACCTTTGTTTATGATGATAAACAAAAGAATTTATGGAAAACAAGTTCATATTTAAAAACAGATGGTTCTACAAAATCAGTGATAACTCCATCTTCTACAAAATTTGATAGTTTATATATTCCAGGTGATATATTTTATGATGGTAGTTTAATAGGGGCATCAGATATTAAATTAAAAAGGGATATAAGTTTAATAAAAGTTGATACAACTGATAAACTAATGAATTTAACCCCTAGTTCTTTTATTTTTAACAATGATTCCTCAAATCGTATTCATTATGGATTTATAGCGCAAGATTTGGAAAATGAATATCCAGAGTTAGTTCAAAATAAACCAAATAAAATGTATAATAATGATTTAAAATCTGTAAACTATTTAGAAATAATACCTTTGTTAGTTCATAAAATACAATTAATGCAAATAGAAATAAATGAATTAAAAGAGAAAGTAAAGTAATTTGAAGTGTCTAACAATTAATAGATAATTATATAACTATATATTAATTATAATGATAAAATTTGAAAATGTTAAAAAAGAAGAATTTCAAAAAGTAATGTACATTCCTTTTGTAGTTATAATTGTATCATTTATAATAATAATTATTACTGCGACTGTAACAAATACGAATGGTTTATCTGCCTTGTTAGGGGGGTATTCAGGGTTAATGTTAGGTATTCTTTTTGTAACGATATTAAGTTGGATATATACAAAAAGAATCTATTTAGAAATGTTGCCGGTATTAATAATTAGCGGTTTTTTAATATTTTATTTATCAAAATATTTTGATAAAATTTCAAAAGGAGAAGTTTCGAGTTATTACTCAAGTTTTTCAGTACTATCAACAATATTTTTATTTACACAACTGACAATTATATTTAGTTCTATATTTGATGCGCTAAAAAATTCAAATGAAAAATTATTTTCAAAATACACATCAACCTTATTAGGATTATTTGGAGTCATTAATTTTTTGATAGTTTTAACAATTGGTATAGTATTACAATTTTATTCAACTGATGGTTAAATAATAAATTTATATGTTAATCCATATTCGGTTTCTGTTTCCCATATTCCGGCAATTTTAAGTAAAAATGTATTTCCTATTTTATCAAATGAATCAGAAAAAACTTTAATATTGCTATTTTTAAGTTGCTCGTATATTTTGTATTGTGGTATTTTTCCAAGAATGCCGCTTTTTTTAAGTAACCCTTTTTCAATAATTTTAAGTTTTTCTATGAGTTCTTTGTATTGATTAATATCAAAAGAACATTTAAATTTATTATAATATTTATCAACGGATGTATAGTTAATTTGTATACTAATATATATTCCATTTAATATAAAAAATGAGGTTGAATAAATAATTCTAATAAAATTTCCATTATTCATGATATTATTTTTAATAGGTTCACAAAAATAAACATAATCTTCATTATATTGATATATATTTTTTACGATATTCATTATTCTTTGTTAGTTTGTTATTATATGTTTAATATAATATGTTAATAATTTAAATAAAGAATATTTATTATGATTATATAATGAAATTTCTTGAATCTCATTTTGAAGAATATACAAATGAAGTGTCCAAATTTAATTTACATACAAAATTAGAAAAATGTTATAAACGTTTTCCTAGTACATTAGAACAATTTGGAAATTTAATTTTTTATGGTCCAAGTGGAGTTGGAAAATATAGTCAAATGTTATATTTAATTAAAAAATATAGTCAAACAAATTTAAAATATGAAAAAAAGTTAACTCTGACATATGATAAAAAACAGTATTTTTTTAAAATAAGTGATATACATTATGAAATTGATATGTCTTTGTTAGGTTGTCATTCTAAGTTATTATGGCATGATATATATCAGCAAATAGTTGATATATTGTCTGCTAAAAATAATAAAACAGGTATAATAGTGTGTAAAGATTTTCATAATATTCACAGTGAATTATTGGAAAACTTTTATAGTTATATGCAGGATAATAATTCATTATCAGTAAATATAAAATATATTTTGCTAACAGAAGTTGTTAGTTTTATTCCAGATTCAATATTAAATTGTTGTGAGATAATTAATATTTCAAGACCAACAAAGATTGCTTATACAAAATGTTCAAAACAAAAGTTTCCAAATGATATACAACTTGAAGATATTATAAATATAAAACATTTACATATTAAAAATTATGACTTGATGTATCCATACAAAATAATTTGTGATAAAATTATCAAAAAAATGATTGATATAAATGAACTAAAATTCATACTATTTCGTGATTTATTGTATGATATATTTATTTATAATTTGAATATAACAGATTGTATTTGGTATATACTAACAAATTTAACTAAATTAAAAAAAATTAAAAGTCAAGATATGTCACAAATATTATTAAAAACGTACAATTTTTTAAAATATTATAATAATAACTATCGCCCTATTTATCACTTAGAAAGTTATTTATTTTATTTAACAAGTATTATACATGGTTTCTCATAAAATGAATTTATTAAACGCTTTAAATGAATTAGATATAGATGTTTTAGAAATAACTAATTTAGATCAAGAATATATTAAAAAAAAATATCATAAGTTAGCCTTAAAATGGCATCCTGATAAAAATAATAAAATCTATGCCAAAGAAAAATTCCAAAAAATAACTGAAGCATATGATTATTTATTAAATGAATATTCCAAAGATTTAGATAAAGATATAAATATTTCAAGCACATTTGTTAGTTTAGAATCAAAAAATTATATTGATATTCTAAGTAATTTTATTTCATCATTATTTAGTGAAACAACAAAAGAAAATTATAATGACTTATTTTTAAATGTGATAAAAGAAATATCGTTAGGGTATGATGTAATAACTTTAACATATTTAAGACAAAAATTTGAAAAATTAGACAAACAAAAAGCAATTGAATTATATCAATTATTGTATAAATACAAGCATATTTTATATATTAGCAATGAAACATTAGAACTTGTTAGTTTAATTATAAAAGAAAAGTATAAAAATGATATGATTTTTATATTGAAACCAAGTTTAAAAGATATAATTGAACATAATATATATAAATTATACGTGGATAAAGAATTCTATTTAGTTCCATTATGGCACAACGAGTTATATTTTGATGCGCCAAATGGTTCAGATATAATTGTATTATGTCAACCAAAGTTGCCAACTGGTGTGAATATTGATGAAAATAATAATATCTATTATGAAATATTTATACAAATTCATGATGAATTGCCAAATTTAATAAAAAATGATAAATTTATTAGTATAGAAATTGGGGACAAATGGTTTTCAATTCCTTTAAATAAGTTATATCTAAAAGAAGAGCAATTATATATATTTAAAGGTCAAGGTATAGCCCAAATATTAGAAAACTCTATTTACAATGTTAGTTTAAAATCAGATATTATTATTAAAATAATGTTATATTAATATTAATTTAAAATAGATAAAAGCATTTTAATTTTGTAATAAAAAAGTATTTTAATTTTGTAATAGATACAAAATTAAAAAAGGTTATAAAATATTATATTATCTAACTATTTAAGCATCACTCTTCTTACGAACAATTTTTTTCTTTGGTTTAACTTCATCTTGTACTACTGCTGGTTCATCATCTACCTGTTTTACTTCAACTTTAGAAACAGGATCTTGAACAGGTTCTACTTTAACTTGAGTCTTAGATTCTACTGGTTCTTCTTCTTCATCATCTGAGTCGTCAACAATAGTTGTGGCAACCCCTTCATCATTATCAACCTCTTCAGGAGGAGGTAATGCTTTCATTTTTGCTTTATCTGATGCCTTAGGTTTTAAGAAACAAGTTCCTTCCATGCTTTGCTTAGGTTTTTGAACCATTGCTTGTTTTAAATTCCAAGTAATAGATACTTTACCATTAATAAACCATAAACCACCGCATTGTATTAAACAAATGACGTGAGTTTTAGGTTTTAAAAATTCCAATGGAGTAAGATGAGTGTTCGTTTTACCATTAATATAAAGAGGTTCTCCATCCTCGTCATAAATTTCAGGTTTCCAAACTCCAGACCATTGAGGAATTTTAATAGTAAGAGTAGGAGGTTTTGTTTCATCCTTCTTTGGATGTCTAAGCATAACATTAAACTTTTCATCAATTACCTCAGAACTTTTTATTTCCTTACCAAACCATTCCTTAGAATAAAGTAAAGCATCCGCCTTGATTTTGTTTTCAAGTGCTCTCATAGATTTTAAGAAATCTTCCGCATCCGCATTAGGATATTCAGAGTTCGGAAATTGAAGTGACATAGTCCACTTACCCGTTGGTTTACCTGTCGATTGTTCTTGTCCTTCTTGCGCACCCCAAGTGAGCATAAGAGGAGTAGAAATTGTAAGAGATTCCTTAAAATGTTTATTATATAGATTCACAACTTTTCCTCCAGAAGCGTGTGCTTTAGGAGAGGAATAGGAGAATACATTAACATTAATATTAGTTCCGTCAACAATTGAGTTTGCCATCTTATATTATATACTATAGATACAGTAGTTATCTTTAAATCAATTTTTTTTTAAAATATAAATTAATTCAAAAACTTAAGACAATACACGCATTATAACAATAATAAAATTTATTAAAATATATAATAAAAATAATACAAAAATATCTTTTATATTATATAATAATGAGTATTAATAATATTTACACCACGCAACTAACTAGTAGAAATGATCATATATCTTTAACCTATTTATATGAAAAGGTCTCAAAAAACTATATTTATACATCAAAAAAATTAGAAAAACCTGACAATAATTTAGATTATGTACCAAAATATAATGAATATGATTTACTTTTAAAGTTTAATTATAATGTTCAACAATTAAAATTATTTGCAAAAACATATAAATTAAAAATTATAGGAAATAAACAGCAATTAGTTTCAAGAATTTATTCACATTTGTATTTATCAAATCAAATAATTAAAATACAAAAATTAATTAAGGGATATTTAATACGTAAATATAATAATGTACATGGTCCTGGATTTAAAAATAGATTATTGTGTAATAATACATTTGATTTTTTATCAATGGATAAACTAACAAGTATACAAAATGAACAATTTTTTAGTTTTAAAGATGAAGATGGATTTATATATGGATTTGATATTCTATCATTATATAATTTGATTTATAAATGTAATGGTATAGTAAAGAATCCATTCAATCAACAACCATTATCATCAAAAGTAATTGAAAATTTAAAATCATTCTTACGTCTTAGTAAAATTTTAAAAATAAATATATCAACAGAAATATCAGATGTCACTAAAGTTGTGTCAAATAAAAAATCGATAGAATTAAGAACACTAACATTATTTCAAAATATTGATGCTTTAGGCAATTATTCAAATCCTCAATGGTTTTTAATTTTAAATAAAAATCAATTAATTAAATTTCTTAGAGAATTAATAGATATATTTCATTATAGAACTAATTTAACAAATGAAATAAAAAGAGCAATTTGTCCTCCAACAGGAAACCCATTTACGGTAAATTTACATATTTTACAAGCTTTAGAAAATTTAGATGATATTCGTAAAATAATTTTAGAAATTCTTGAAAAAATGGTAAATACTGGCATTGATAAAGATTATAAAAGTTTAGGTGCGTATTATGTTCTTGGGGCAATAACTTTAGTAAATAATGACGCTGCTACATCATTACCATGGTTATATGAATCGTCATACCATATGTAAGTAGCGTAAAATTTATAATAAAAATTTAAAAATGGCAAAATTGTGAAATTAAATAATTAACTTTTTAGACCATATACAATAACAAATAATATATTTAACTCTCAAAACAATTTAAAAAGATAATATAGTAGTATATTATAATAGAATGCCAAGACAAAGCAAATCTAAGAGTGAAGTCGCTGCCCCCGTTGTTGATACACCTGTTGTTGTTGAACAGGTTGCTAGTTCTAGTTCAGTAGAAAAACCAGTCAAGGTTAAGAAGGAACCCAAAGTTAAGGTTGAACCTGTTTCTACTTCTGAATCCGCTTCTGTTTCTGTTCCTGAACCTGTTTCTACTTCTGCTCCTCTTTCTACTCCTGTTGAAGTTGCTGAAGGTGAGGTACAGGATATTGTAGCACAATCTGCTGAGTTTTTGGGTAAACTTAGTCAATTGGGAGGACTTTTTGCCTCATTAAAGGCTGAATTTCGTTTACTTGAAAAAAAGTGGTCTCGCGAACTTAAGACTGCTCAAAAATCTCAAGCAAAGCGAAAGCGCAAGTCTGGAAATAGACAACCTTCGGGATTCGTTAAACCTACTAAGATATCTGATGAACTTGCCAAGTTCCTTGAAAAACCTCTTGGTTCTGAAATGGCTCGCACTGATGTTACTCGTGAAATTAACAAATACATTCGCAGTCAGAACCTTCAGGATAAGGATAATGGACGCAAAATTAATCCTGACGCGAAACTACAAACTTTGTTGAAGATTAAGAAGACTGATGAACTTACATACTTCAATCTTCAGCGATACATGTCTCCACACTTTTTTAAGACTGAGAAACCTGTTACTGCCGTTACTGCAGTTACTGCCTAAATCACTAGTTAGAACATATTTATATAATTTAAATTAATAATATTTATTAATTTAAACACTCATTTTCAAATACTTATTATAAATGTCTATTCATATACGATTCAAAATCTTCCACACTATCTATTCTTTTTTTTAATATTTTGTTATCAATATCCAATAAATGCGGTTGATATTTTTTTATTGTTTGTATATTTATATCTTCCTCTTCTTTACTAAATTGAAAGTTTTTATTAAGTATATATTTTACACAAAAATCTGATGTTAATTTTTGTGTCTTTAAAATATCTAATAAACTAACAACATAAATATTAGTTTTTAAAGTTTCATAATCATATTTCTTTTTATATAGGTCTTCATTAGTAAGAATCATTATACAATTAATAGATATATTTTTAACTTATTATATTTCAATAATATTTAAAAAAAATATATAAATTATTTTTATTTTAAATGTAAATTACCACCATCTATGTATTCGCAAATATATGATTTGTTATTAACAATATATTTAGATATCCAGTCAATACTAAATTCATTATATTTTAATGACCTATCATCATTTATCATTTGTTTACGAAATTTTAGTAAAATTGGTCTACCAAGAATATTTAAGCAAATCACTTCTAAATGTTGTAAGTGACTAATAAACGCATGTCTCCACATATAAGCTAACGCATTTGTTCGTTCTATTGATGGTTCTTGTTCTAATAACCACTTGTAAAATGGACTTGTTAATAAATACACTTTATTTCTACCTATTTCACTTACCATAAATAACAAGTCATTTTCTTTTAATGGATACATTTTATTATTCAACGCATCTAAATACATTTGCTCAATGTATATATTTGCGTATCGGGTTATATTTTCAATTGTTTCCAAAAGTTCTGTACCAATACTCATATTTAAGATTATTATACCATATCATTTTAATTAAAAAACTATTTCATTTTTATTTTTATAAAAATCTTAGAATAAATTAAACCTATAAACGCTATATAAATACAAATATTTTAAAAATAATTTTATATATATATTTATAAATGAAATTAAAATTTAATAAATATGTACATTTTATTTTTAAAATATTTTTTTTATTTACTGTATTTATTATATTTACAGTAATTGTTTTTTTACTTAAACACATATTTTCATTTCAAGAAGAATTTAGCATTAAGAAAATAAGTAAAGGCGCAAGTAAAGTAGTCAATAAAACTACAAGTGATGCTACAAAAGCAGCAAATGATGCGGCAAAAGCAGCAAATGATGCTGCGAATGAAGCAGCCGCAAAGGCAAAAGCAGAAGCAGAAGCAAGGGCAAAAGAAAGTGAAAGATTAGCCAATGAAGCAGCCGCAAAGGCAAAAGCAGAAGCAGAAGCAAGGGCAAAAGAAAGTGAAAGATTAGCCAATGAAGCAGCAGCAAAGGCAAAAGAAAGTGAAAGATTAGCAAATGAAGCAGCAGCAAAGGCAAAAGCAGAAGCAGAAGCAAGGGCAAAAGAAAGTGAAAGATTAGCCAATGAAGCAGCAGCAAAGGCAAAAGCAGAAGCAGAAGCAAGGGCAAAAGAAAGTGAAAGATTAGCCAATGAAGCAGCAGCAAAGGCAAAAGCAGAAGCAGAAGCAGCAGCAAAAGAAAGTGAAAGATTAGCCAATGAAGCAAAGGCAAAAGAAATTGAAAGATTAGCAGCGGAAGCAAAGGCAAAAGCAGAACAATTAGCAAGTGAAGTTGCTAAGGCAAAGGAAGAAACTGAAAGATTAGCAGCGGAAGCAAAAGCAGAAGCAGAAAGATTAGCAGCTAAAGCAAAAGCAGAAGCCGAAAGATTAGCAGCGGAGGCAAAAGCAGAAGCCGAAAGATTAGCAGCGGAGGCAAAAGCAGAAGCCGAAAGATTAGCAGCGGAACTTAAAGAATTAACTGATATAGAAAATGATATAAAAATTATTATTAATCAATTAAATAACTTAATTAATTCATTTTCAAAGGTATCCAATTTATTTAAAGATTTAAAAAATTCGTCAATTAATTCTTTAATAAATAAAATAAGTGATGTAACTAATATATTTTATTCAATTCCAAAATATATTGAAAATAAATTAACATTTTAATTATATAATAGTAATATAATAGTAATATAATGAAGAATTTTTACGTATTAATATTATTTTTACTAATTATTATATTAATTAATTTATTAATTAATTTGTCACCCTTTAATAACTATCAATCTAAAAAATATCGTGAAGGATTCGCAATTCCAGGTTTAAGTGATATGAGTAACACTATTGATAAATTAGTTAGTGTTGCGGATGATATCCCAAAAGAAATAAATAACATTAAAAATGATGTAAGCAATAGTGTAAATAAGGTTGAACAAGTAGGAAATACTATAACTAATGAAATTGATGATAAACTAACTAGTTTTTTAACAAAAGTAGAAAATTTAGTCATTAATAAAATTAAAAGTTTTTTTACTCAATTTGGAAATATTTTAAATGATGGATTAGTTAACCCTATAATTGTGTTATTTGAAGGAATAGGTTATATGTTTTTAGCTATATTTGATATATTAAAAGAAATTGCCAATAAAATAATTTCATTACCCAGTTGTATTCTCATTTATATGTTTGGAACAATTATTGATACCCTTTACGCTATTTATGCGTATATATGTCCTAATTTTATAAGAAAATACATAAATTACATATATAACATTATAATTCAACCTCCTATTGATTTTATATTAAAAATTACCGGATTTTCATCAACAATTAACAAATGTTATAGTTTTAATGTAAACAGCGAAATTAATAAAATGCAAAATCAATTTTCTAAAATTAACACAACTTTTAAAAATGATTTTGGTAAATTAGATTTTGCTAGTATTCAATTATAGTTTTTTTAAACTCAATAAAGACTTCTAACTTCTTCTTTTCATTATTATAAAATAGACAATTTTAATATTTATCCTAATTCACATAAAGTCATTCGCAAATTATTTATTATATAATTTAAATCTTTTTTTTTTGATCCTAATCTGGTTACATTTAATAATTTTGTTGTACACTCTACTCCATTTATCATACTTTTTGATTTATAATTAGTTTCAATAAATTTACAATACTTTTCTAAATTTTTTGCTGTTTTTTTAAATTGTAATAATTCTGTATTATTTGTATTACACCACAATAAAAAATTATTATAATTATTAATCATTATTAAAGTTATTATATAATATGATAATACATTTGAATTTTCTTTGTATAAAGTTTTTATATATAAATCATCTTTTTCATATAAATTATTATAAGTTAAACCCATAAAATTTAATATTTTTACCATTTGAAAGAATGAAAATGTACGCTCATAGTTTATAAAAAATTCAGTATTTATTAAAAATTCATTCATATTATTTTTATCGTTCATATTTGTAAAACTAACAAATACTACATTTATAATTCTTGCCCAAAACTCTGTATATGATTCAAATAAATTTACATTTGAATTTACTCCAAATATACTTATAATTTTTTCATTCACTTTCGTCGTATTCATATCAGAAAAATCTAAACCAAAATTATGAAATGTTTCATGTATAAATGCCTTAAACCATTCTTCCTTTCTAAATACTACTATTTCTGAATTACTTGGACATGTTGTTGTAAATGCTGTATTTACATTATTTTCATTTAATATTGATACATTTGATTCCGGCAATATTTTTAATAACGTTGTATGATATATAAATATCTTTAATTGTTTTACACATTTTTTTGAAGAATATATATTTACAATATATAACCAAACTAACATATAATCAACATAATTATTATACACGTTGATCAATTTTTCTAAATTATCATTTTCTATTACAAATAATATATTTATATTTCTACCAAACATATTAAAATTGTAACTTAATAAACTCATACTAAATTCATCTATATGTTTTATTATTTTTGATGGAAATGCTTTTTGAGAAAATGTTTTTGGTTTTGGAATTTGATTTATATTTGTTATATGTTCTACATTTAATTTATAAAATTGTTCACCATTTGTTACCTTTAGTTTTTGTATATATTTAAAACCATTTGTTAGTTCATTATATAATTTTGTTAATATTTTATCTGTTATTTTTGTATGTTTTAATGGTAATAAACAATTATGTTTTAAAAAAAATGACATTAAATTAAGGCATTCTTTAGTTATTTTCATATTTTATTATATATTTATTAACTATTATTTATTAATACATTAATAAATAATCTAAAATGTATTAATAGAAATGTATTAAATTTCACCAAGAGATATTTTATTACGAATAATCATTAAATTATCAAATACTTCTGGTTCTTGTCCTCTTTTATGATGAACTAGTTTTGCATTTTTTGTTGCTAAAAGAACTTGTTTTAAATCTTCATTTTGTGTAAATTTTTCTTTTTGCGCTTCATTCATTTCTTTACTAGATCTAGATTCATAAAAATCAGGATCAATTAGAACTGTTTTTGGTCTAATTCTGTCCGCTTTATATTTACCAGTTTTACCTCCAGCACCTTTTGCCATTTCCGGATTTTGTGATAATTCTGTTCCTGAATCTAATGTAAAAGATAAATAAAAATCATGATTATTTTTTTTAAATTTTGACGCTTGATAATAATTTTCAACAGATGCCCAACGATGATTATCCAAAGAAAATGGTTGAACCCAAAAGTTTGATAATTTTCTTCTCCAGTTTGGTATTTTGGATAAACTAACAAATTCTGGAATTTGATTCACTGGAATTTTTTCTCCAGAACCTTTTCCAGGTATAGGTTGATCTGCTGATTTTGAATAAAATGAAAACACAATATTATCATCATATAAATTCATTATTTTGGCTTCTCCTAAATCATCAAATGTTTGTTTTAACATATTTGAAGAAAACTTTGTTTCTTTAAACTCTGGTATAAAATAAAATACACCCGAATTTTTTTCCATACATTTATCAATAATCATATGCTTTATATCATAAGGCAATTCTTTAAATGTAAATATTTTTTTACCTTTATATCCAATTAATTTATAATGTGATCCTGTATGGTCTACAATAATATAAAATTCTGGGTTAAATTCATCTTTATTTATTATTATTGGGTCCACATCTGTACCGCATTGTAAAACCCCATCTAAATCATTATCATCATATCTTTTACTTGATAAAATTATAAATTTTATATTTAATAATCTTTCTAATATATTTATACTTCTAGCATCTGCCCAAAAATCACACGTACGTATATATTTTTTCATATCTTCTAATGATTTTATATTTTTCATAAACAATACCTCATTAATATTCTCTTTCGCAAATTGATTTTCATCCTTTAATACATCATACTCTTTTTTAATCTTTAATGCGGCATCACGAATGATTAATTGTTGTTCTTTGTCTAATGTTGATGTTAATTTAGATTTTAATTCATCATATTCCTTCTTTTTTATTATTGATTCTGTTCTAGTTTTAGTAATTTCATTTGTAAACATATCATAACGCTCTTTATAATCTGTATAAAATTCTTGTTTAATATCTTCTGACACTTTACTGCGTAATTTATTAACTGTTGTATCTTGTCCAATTGTTTGAAATGCGTCTCTAATTGTAGCGAAAAAACAATCGCCACTTCCTTCATTATCAGTTATTGAATAATTTTTATTGTTCATAAATTTTTGAACCCAATTATCGTCATCACTTTTATGATATTTTTGTCTAGCGTCTAACGCCTGTTTTTTATCTTCTTCTTTTAATTTTTCTGGAATATTTGCTCCAATTCTAGCAGTAAAAATATCTTTTCTAATTTGTGGAATAAGTATTTCACTTTCTTTTGGCATCTTTTCTTTTTTTTTATTTTCTTCTCTTTTATCTTCTTCTCTTTTATTTTCTTCCTTTTTATCTTCTTCAGGAACTTTTCTAAGTTTTTCAATCATATCTTTTGTAGCAAATGTATAAATTAATGGTTCATCTAAACGTTCCACGTCTAATGCTGAATCGTCATCAATATAATCAACCATATTACTAGAGGGTATTTCATAAACTCCTATTTGTAATACTTTATTATTATGCTTAACTAAATAAATTGGAAAATATGTGACATTTTTATCAGCAAATGTATTTTTAGGGGATCCTATAGCTACTATAACAATTAAATCTTTTATTTCAACTTGATAAAGGGATGCTTCTTTACTTAAATCATTCGGATCCACTCTTTTAAGTTCTACATAATTTATTGTATTGTCTAATTTAGATACTACCATTTGTATATAAATTAGATAGATTAATAATTTTAAATTTGTTTTTCATTAACTAGTTTAACAAGTTTTAAAAAATAATATATTTTTTCATTTTTGAATCATTTAATAACTCTGCTATACATGCCCACATTCTATATCTCTTTTGAACAATTTCAAAATTCTCAGGCAAACTCTCAAAATAAATAAGAGTGTGTATAATTTGTTGTTTTTTAGATTTTAATAATTTTACATTTTTTTCTATACCATAATAATTACATATTTTAAGTAAATCTTTAATATTATATTCTTTATATAATAATAATGCACCATTAAAAAAAGGATTAATATCTTCTTCAGCATCATCATTAATTATCCAAGGATTTAGATTTAATTCTAATTCTGCCGCATTTATATGTTCATTTAGTTCTTCCATCATTTGTGTTATTTCATCATCATTTGTTCTTTTATTAACATCTTTTTCCTTAAGAAAAAAAGTTATATTTTCATTACTATTTTCATTAATATTTTCATTACTATTTTCATTAATATTTTCATTAGCATTATCATTACTATTATCATTACTATTTTCATTACTCATTGAATATAATTAAATTATGTATTTATGTTTAATTTGTTTATTTTATATTAATTTAAAAGTATTACATTTCTATAAGATCCATGTATTTGAAGATTGCCTTATTAGATAAACTTGGATAATCTTTTACCTTTTTCTTTGCTAAACCACTAATTGTATCAATTATTGAACTTTTTAATACATAAAATTCTTCTAGTTCACCTCCTTTTGGATTAAAATCTTCATATGAATCATCTAAAAGTTCTTTATTAAATAAGATACCAATAATTTCAGTTAATTCATCCACCTCATTTTTTTTATCTATTACATTAATCATATTCATTATTGATGTAAGAATATTTGTTAATATTTTAATAACTCCTTTCTTTTTAATAAACCCATTAATTGCCAAGTTAACATAAAATGCTGTTATTGCTCTACGTTTTTCATTTTGCTTATTCATTTCACAAAATCCATCATAGTCTTTATTAGAATCAACATATTTAATATTATTGTATTGTTCCATAATAGTATCATAATTTTTATTGAATATATTTTTTAACCATTCATACATAGATGCTAACTCTGCGAAAATATCTGCGAATATTCTTGAATAAAACTTATTAGTTGAACAAAATTCGTACAACATTGTTCCCATTTTTTCAGCATTTTCTGGATTAAATGATGTAGAACAAGCACAAATTCTATTAATTTTTTCAATAATCTTTTCTCTAATATCTAAAAATGTTTTATCTGTTAATTTATTCAAATATAAGCGCATTTCATTAATTTCTCCATCAATACCAGTTTTTTGTTCAATTTTTGTTGTTTGAAATGGTTTAGCACTTTCCCATTTTTCAGAACTAACTTCCATTCCTTTATTACCACGCTGTTTCTTCTTTAATTCAGTTGTATTTTTTCCTAGTGGAATAGTAACTGATGGTTGTAATTTAGTAAATACATTAGAATTAATGCCCGAAGAACCTACTTGAACACATAAATAATTAATTATGTTATGAGTATCTTCAGGAATTTTAAAATGAAATCCACTATAAGAAATATCTGTAATTTGTTTAAGATTATACTTTAGACTTGTCATTGTATTATATACTATATTTATACAGGGTATTATTTATATCAATTTTTTTTTTAATATAATAATATAATATTTATTTAATTAAATACACTTAGAACCAATATAACATAATATAATATAATTTAAATGTTAAAACCTTATTTAAAGGAAGAAACGGAAGAAACTGTAAAAACGGAAGAAACAGAAGTTAAAATTTTTAATTCTTGGGATGAATTAGACCTTAACACTGATTTATTAAGAGGAATCTATGCTTATGGATTTGAAAAACCTAGTCCTATTCAAAGCAAAGCAATTTATCCTATTTTAAAAGGGTATGATTTAATTGCTCAGGCACAATCAGGTACTGGTAAAACTGGATCATTTACTATTGGAGCTTTGTCCAAAGTTGTTATATCAGAAAATACCATTCAAGTTCTTATTATGGTTCCTACACATGAATTAGCACATCAAGTTACTAGCGTTATTAATAGTTTATCCGCTATGATGACTGGAATTCGAGTTAAAACTATTATTGGAGGATCATCTATTATTGAAGATGCTGAAGATATTCGTAAAAATCCACCACATATTATTGTTGGTTGTTCAGGAAGAGTATATGATATGATTAAAAGACGTTATATTAATACTAACAAACTTAGATTAGTTATTCTTGATGAAGCAGATGAAATGTTATCATTTGGGTTTAAAGAACAAGTATACAATGTATTTCAATATTTGAATAATAATGTTCAAATTGCTCTTTTTAGCGCTACATTACCAAATAATATTTTACAAATTACAACTAAATTTATGAAAAATCCGGTTCAAATTTCTGTTAAGGCAGAAAATCTTACATTAGAAGGAATTAATCAGTACTTTATTGCTATAAATGATGATAGAGAAAAATACATTACACTTAAAGATTTATATCAACATATTTCTGTTTCACAATGTATTATTTATTGTAACAGCATTAAACGAGTCATTGATTTATATGAAGCCATGAAGGAAGATGGATTCCCAGTTTGTTGTCTTCATAGTAATATGGATCGCTTTGAAAGAGAAACTACATTTAAAGATTTTAAAATTGGAGCTTCTCGCGTTCTTATTTCATCAAATGTTACATCTAGAGGTATTGATATCCAACAAGTTGGAGTAGTAATTAATTTTGATATTCCAAAAGATATTCATAATTATCTTCATCGTATTGGACGTTCTGGAAGATGGGGAAGAAAAGGAACCGGCATTAATTTTATTACTAGAAGAGACATTTCACTAATTCAGGAAATTGAAAAATATTACTCTACTCAAATTAACGAATTACCATCTGGATTTATATTAAATTAATCATTTCTATTCTATTTTATTTATTATTCTATTTTATACTCGTAAAATATAATATAATATTATATTTATTTTAATTAATGATATTTATAAAACAACATTTTAAACCTGAGGTTCCACAAAATAAAAACAAAGATGATATTAATGATATTTTTAAAATTCCTATTTTTTATAATACAAATGTTCAAAAACTTAATGACAATATTATAAATGACCTTGAATTAGTTGAAAGCATTGATAAAGAAGAATCTCCAATTTATGAAAATATATTTAAACCATCCAATAAATTATCATTACAAGTTATTAAACAAATTACTAACTATTATACCACCGATGTTGAATATTTAAAAGAAACTCAACAACTAACAAAACAAATTAATTCAGAAGAATTAAACACTATTAATAATACACATAACTTTAGTGATTTTGAAATTAATGAGGTTGTTAGTTTATGGGAAGACATAAAAGAAGATACCGGGTTTTGCGAAAAATATTTATATATTGACTGGATATTTGCTAAAAATCTTAATAATAATTCTCAATTTTTACAATTAATGAGTTTATATAATATTGTCTCTCCAATATTATCTTTATGTTTACCCATATTTGTTCTAATTGTTCCATTTTTTATAATTAAATTAAAAGGAATTAATCTTGGAATAAAAGAATACACTGAAATACTTAAGACATTAATATCCAATCACGCAATTTTTAAAATTTTTACACAGTTTCATGAAATTGATAATAGCAAAAAAATGTATTTATTATTATCATCTGTATTTTATTTATTTTCTATTTATCAAAATATATTAGTATGTGTTCGATTTTACTCAAATATGCAAAAGATACACAATTATCTATTTAAATTTAAGAAATATTTAGCATATACTTTAGATATTATAAATTATCATTTATCTAAATCAAATAAACTAACAAAATATACACAATTTAATTTAAATCTTGACAAACATAAAATAGTATTAATACAATTTTATAATCAATTATGTAAAATATCACCATTTTCATTTTCACTCTCCAAAATTACAGAATTTGGACATATTATGCATAGTTTTTATCAAATATATGAAAATTCTATTTATAATGAATCTATTTTGTATTCATTTGGATTTAATGGATATTTTAATATGCTTTGTCATATTGGAACTAACATAAATGAAAATAAACTTGTTAAAACTACTTTTACAAATAAAGGCAAACCTATATTTAAAAAAATGTATTATCCCAAATTTATTAATAATAAAACTGATTGTATTATTAAAAATAATTGTAATTTAAATAAAAATATAATCATTACTGGACCAAACGCATCAGGTAAAACTACTACTATTAAATCTGCTTTAATAAATATCATTTTATCACAACAAATTGGGTGTGGTTGTTTTGAAAATCTTAAACTAACACCATATGATAAAATACATTGCTATTTAAATATTCCTGATACATCCGGACGCGATAGTTTATTTCAAGCAGAAGCCAGAAGATGTAAAGAAATTATTGATTGTATAGATTCGGAGGGAACCAAAGAAATTACACATTTTTGTATTTTTGATGAATTATATTCAGGCACAAATCCTGAAGAGGCTGTTATCAGCGCGAATGCTTTTATGAATTATATTGTTAAAAATCCAAATGTTACTTGTATTTTAACCACCCACTATATCAAATTATGTAAAAAATTATCAAAAAATAAGATGATACAAAATTATAATATGAAAACACTAAAAAAAAACGACAATTTTGAATATACATATGAACTTATAGAAGGAATATCAAAAATAAAAGGAGGATTAAAAGTATTACATGATATGAAATATCCACAAGAAATTTTAGATTTAACTAAGCAAAATTAAATTTGTTTCAAAATTAAATTCGTTTCAAAATTAAATTCGTTTTAAAATTTATTAAAATATATTACTATTTTTTAAGAATGGGCGTTTTTGATATATTTAGCACATCATTTTTATTTAGCATCGCAATTATTCTATTAATTTGTGGAGGTATTTTCACATATTTTAGTTATAAAATTGATAACCAAAATCATAAACTAACATCAATGGTTAATTTAGTCTCTATATTAGCACAAGATTTACAATTTGTTAAAAATCAACTTAATACAAATGTTTCCAAAATACAAATGATGGATCCAGTTAATTCTGACCTTATTAGTGTTTCTGATGGTGGTGATGGAGAAGGAGAAGATGAAGACGATGAAGACGATGAAGACGATGAAGACGATGAAGACGATGAAGACGATGAAGACGATGAAGATGAAGACGATGAATACAGAATTGATTCAGAAGAACTACAAAAATATCCATTTAAAAATATATCTTTAATAAACGAAACTTCAATTAAAGAGAATAATGAAATTAAAACAATTCATTTAGAAAATCCTATTTCATTTGAAGAAACTAATATTTCATTGTCTAATGATAAACATAACGATTTACAAGTAACTAGTGATGATATTAGTTTTTTAAAAAATGTAACAATGCCTGATTTTGAAAATGGCGAAAATATTGAAGATTTACAAGGGTCTTATAAAAAAATGGCAATTAATAAATTAAGAGAAGTAGTTGTTAGTAAGGGACTTGTTTCAGACGCATCAAAATTAAAAAAGACTGAAATCCTTAAAATGCTTGAAATTGATAATTGAGATTTTATCTAACTTTAGTATATATGAATTATTTTACTATAGAACCAAATGTACAAGATATATCATATAATAGATTAACAAATAACAAACTTCTAGTTGCTCAAACAAATTGGCAATATAGACAATATATACAAAAAAATGCTAATGAAATAATGAAATATAATACAATGCAATCAATTAATGCCTCCGGAAATAATCCATATACCCTTTTAAACACTAACCCTACACAAAATACACCATATTTATATAATTCACTTCATCCAGTACAAAATAGTATTCCTGCCTATGGCTTTAGAAATTCAGATCTTAAACAAAATTATATGACAAAAGAACAAATGAAAGCGCGAATGATTTCTCCATCCATTTCAACTAATTTTTAAATAATTTAAAAAAACAATATAATATTAACTTGAATAATTAATATTATAGATGAACATTTTAAGCATTGATATTGGCATTAAGAATTTATCATTTTGTTTGTTTGTACAACAATCAAATGATTTTAAAGTTATTAAATGGGATAATATTGATATAAGTGAAAAAACTGAATCAAAATGTATTGAAGTGGATAAAAATGGATTATGTGATAAACCTGCTAAATTTACAAAAGATGACAAATGTTATTGCCTTAAACATTCAAAAAAACACAATTATTTACAACCTTTAGCAGAATTAAAACAATCTTATTTAAATAAACAAAAAATACAAACTTTAATTGATATTGCCAACAAATATAACCTAAAATATGAAAATCATCCAACAAAATCCAATATTTTAGCAATAATAACTGAGTTTGTTAATAATAATTGCTATACTATTATTGCTAAAACAAATGCTAGTAAAGTAAATTTAGTTACTATTGGCAGAAATATACAACATAAATTTGATGAAATTTTTAAGGATAATTTATCAAGCATTAATACTATTATTATTGAAAATCAAATTGGACCTATAGCTAATAAAATGAAAACAATACAAGGAATGATTTCACAATATTTTATTATGAGAAACAATAATATTAATATTGAATTTATTAGCGCTTGTAATAAATTAAAAGATTTTTTACCAGAAGAAAAAATAGATTATAAACAAAGAAAAAAACTAGGAGTTCAAACATGTTTAGCAATTGTTAATAATGATTTGAGATTTAAGGAATGGGATTCTTTTATTGCCAAACATAACAAAAAAGATGATTTGTCAGATTGTTTTTTACAAGGGTTATGGTTTATAAAACATAAAATATAACTTCATATTTTTAGAATTAAAATTAAATTTAATAAAAATTAATTTTAATTAAAATTTAATTTAATTTAATATTTTTTTAAATAAATTAATATTTAGAATTCGTATTACTTAAAATTAAATGTTCTTAATAATTTATAATGGATAATGAGATTATTGATATTTCAATGGACTTTGAGAATTTAAATAATAAATGGGACAAAAAAACTAACTTTGGAGGTGGAATTGAACTTTTAATGAATGATAAAAAAAACGACACTCATGGTTCAACAAGTGATATTAATATCGACGACTTAGATAATTTAGAAAATGAACTCAACGATTTAGCAACAGAAACTTCAACACCTATTAGTAATTCATTTGAATCTAAATTATTTGGAATGACATCTAATTTTAATGATAAATCTTCTGTTACATTTAGTGAAGAACCTTCTATTCTAGAACCAAATATTGGACATTCTACTGCTAATACTTCATCAGATGCTAAAACATGGGATGGTTATGGAAAATTTAACAATATTCCTGTTAATCCTGATTTTAAAATGTCATCTGAACCTAAACTATCAAAAGATGAACTTCTTAGAGAAAAATTCAAATATTTAAGAAGACTTGAATCTCTTGAAAAGAAAGGGGTTGAACTAACAAAAAAATACAATATGGACTCCAATTTACAAGAAATGATGGGAGAATACGAAATGATTATGTCAGAAAAAACTAAACAAAATTCTGTTAAATTTCAAGGCAATATGATGATGGCTATTATTAATGGCATCGAGTTTTTAAATAACCGATTTGATCCTTTTGATGTTAAACTTGATGGTTGGGGTGAACAAATTAATGAAAATATTACTGATTATGATGATATTTTTGGAGAACTTTATGACAAATATAAGTCTAAAGCATCTCTCGCACCAGAACTTAAATTATTATTTCAATTGGGAGGAAGTGCTATGATGGTTCACATGTCTAATACAATGTTTAAATCTGCTATGCCTGGAATGGATGATATTTTTAGACAAAATCCTGAACTAATGCGTCAATTTCAAAGCGCAGCAGTTAATTCTATGTCAGGTTCTAATCCTGGATTTGCCGGATTTATGGGCGGTTTAATGAATCCTGAACCACAGGTTCCACATGGCAAAGGACCTCCTTCTCCAATGGCCACACAAGGAACTATGCCACCACCTAATAGAGCAGGAAATAATACTAGTAGAGTTGATATATCTATGGCTCGTAGTTCTAATGATGGAATTAGTATTAAAGAAAAACATAATCAATGGATTGAACCCACTACTACTCCTGCTTCTGCTTCTCAAAAAAGTTCTAGAAGACCTGATATGAAAGGACCCACTGATATTTCAGACATTTTATCAGGATTAAAAACTAAAACTATTGAAATCACTCCGCAAAAAAAAGATATAGTCATTGAAGATATAAATAATAGTAGCACTATAAGTCTTGATGACCTTAAAAGCATTCAAGGCGAAGGAAATATTCCTAAACGCAGTCGTAGAAAAACTAAATCTGATAAAAATACTATCAGTTTAGATATTTAATCATTATACAATGATTGTATAATTTATTACAATCATTGTACATACAAATTTAAATATTATTAAATTATATGAATAGAACAATTATAGGCGAAGGCGCATATGGGTGTGTTCATAAACCAAGCATACATTGTAAAACACCACCTAGTCCCAGATTTAATTATAAAAATTACGTGTCCAAAATTATGACAACCAAAAATGCTAAAAAAGAGTTATCCGAATTTTTAATTATTAAAAATATTGATCCTACCAATGAATATCATTTAGGTTCTCCTATTTTATGTCACCCAAATATTGATAATAAAAATGTAACTACAGCAATAGATAAGTGTAAATATATAAAATTAAAAGATATACAGGCAAATCCTGATTATTATAGTTTGTTAGTTTTAAAATTTGGAGGTTTAGATTTTAAAGTATTATGTAATACACATCTTGTTAAATATTTAAAAACAAATACAAAAAAAAGAACTGACAACTTTTGGCTTGAAGTTCATCATTTAATCAAAGGCATTAAATTTTTTAAAGATAATGGAATTGTTCATAATGATATTAAACCACAAAATATATTATTTAATTCAAATGGAAAAATGAAATATATCGATTTTGGACTTATGAGAAAAAAAAAAGAGATTATAAATTTATCTAAAATGAATGACAATTTTTTAGGAACATTTCATTGGTCTTATCCATTCGATTGTGGATTTATGGAAAAAAAAGAGTATGATAAATATAAACATTTTAATGTGTCAGATAAAACCGTATTTAAAAATGAACTTAGTAAGTTAATAGTTAGTAACTCCAAAATTACTAACTCCAAAATTAATATATTTAAATTACCAATACATAACCCTTCGGCATTTAAAATACTTTTTACATATTTAAATCCTAATAATACTATTCCAAACGCTTCTACTCAATATGGATATATTAATTCTTTTTTTAATGGGTTTAATGATATGATAAATACTAAATCATATGATGATGTTTTAAACCATATTGTTGATTCTATTGATGTATTTGGACTAGGATTTACTTTACAATTTATGGCAAATTGTTTTAAAAGACTCAATGCTTTATCATTACAAGATTTTACACGATTATCCGCATTTTTTTATAAAATGTATGATTTTAATCCTTTAACAAGAGTTGTTGATATTGACTTATTACTCAATGAATATGAAAACATTTTACTTGAATTAGGCATACTAATGCGCTTAAAAAAAAGTTTTAAAAATCATACGTTAGTAAATAAATTATTTGCCCCATCCATAATTATTTCTAAATCTAAAAGTGATGATAAATCTCTTCCACAATATTTATCACAAGAATTACAAGAATTTGCTAATAAAGACCCAACTGGTTTTGTAATTAGAAAAAGATTCTCTAATAATACAAAATTACATATTAAAACAAATAAATATAACAAGACTAATAAGAATAACAAAAAGACTACTAAGAACAAAACTAGCAAAAAGTTTTAAAAATATATTAATAATAGTTATTTTATAATAAAACTATTCATTAAATAATATTATTAATAATTATAATGACAAAAAAATACGAAAATGGATTATTTATTTTTAGAAGAGATTTTAGACTAATAGATAACATAGGACTTAATTTATCTAATAGTATTTGTAAAAATATATATCCTATATTTATATTTACACCTGAACAAGTTACTGAACAAAATAAATTTAAATCTGATAATGCGATTCAATTTATGATTGAATCCTTACAAGATTTATCTATTCAAATAAGCAAAATGGGCGGTCATCTAATGTGTTTTTATGGTGATAATAATACTATTGTATCTAATTTAATTAAAGAATTAAACATAAATGTTGTATGTTTTAACGCCGACTATACTCCATACGCTATCAAACGAGAATTAGGAATTATACAAATATGTAATCAAATGGGAATTGACATTGAATATGAACATGACTATTATTTACACCCACCGGGAACAATTGTAAATAGTTCAGGACGCCCATATCAAAAATTTACACCATTTTATCAAACATCAATTAAAAAAAAAGTTGATGCTCCAACCACTTTAAAAAAAATACATTTTTCTAAACCAAATAAACATTTACAACATAGCATTACATTAGATAACGCTTTACATCGGTTTCTTAACAATCCAAATATTATGGCGCATGGAGGAAGACATAATGCTATCATTCAAATGCGAATTGCTAAAACTTCTATACAACATTATTCTAAAACTCGTAATGAACTAAGTATTTCAACATCTGAATTAAGTCCTTATATTAAATTTGGATGTATATCAATAAGAGAAGTTTATCAAGCATTTAAAACAAAACACGACTTTATCAGACAATTATTTTGGAGAGATTTTTACGCTAATATTTTATATTCATTTCCTCATGTTTTAGGTTCTGCTATGAAACCAAATTATAATAAACTTCATTGGCATAATAATTCAAATTTATTTAAAAAATGGTGTAATGGAGAAACTGGTTATCCTGTTGTTGACGCAGGAATGAGACAACTTTTACAAACCGGTTATATGCATAACCGAGCACGTTTAATTGTATCCAGTTTTTTAGTTAAAACATTATTAATTTCTTGGGAAAAAGGAGAAAAATATTTTGCTCAACATTTAGTTGATTATGACCCTGCTAGTAACAATGGAAATTGGCAATGGACTGCCGGTTCCGGCGCTGATTCACAACCATATTTTCGAATTTTTAATCCTTGGGAGCAAACTAAAAATTATGATTCTAATTGCGAATATATAAAACAATGGATACCAGAATTAAAAGATGTTCCAAATAAAGATATTTTGAATTGGGAAAATACATATTCTCAATACAAAAATATAAAATATCCTAAACCAATTGTTAATTATAAAACACAAAAAGAATTAACATTACACATGTATTCATCCGCATTTACTAAGTAAGTAAATAATAATTATATTTTTACAATTATTATTTTATTATTTTTTTTTTTTATTATTTTTTTATTTTGGTATTTTTTACAAGTATTTACAGGTATCCTTTATAAACCACTCCCTTTGACTTGGTTTAAGAAGTCCCCAAATAATACGATTATCCAAAATAAGATTTTTAGTAATAACATTAGAATTACGTAATTTATTTACTCGTTTTGTTACATATGACTGAAATAATACATTTTCGGTATTTAAAAATTTATATAGTCTTGAATATAATTGAGAAATTTTAAGACTTTTATATTTTAATAATATAATATGGTCTTCTCGGGTTAATCCTTCCCGTAAATACCACCAAAGGTAATTATTAAACCAAAAACTATACGCCCTTATAGATGGAGTTAAAAACCATCTATCATAATAATTGTTTACAATATTTAAAGTATAAACATACGACCTTATATCATTTAATAAATCTTTTGACTGATATGAATATGTATATGGAATAATAAGATACGTAATATCGGCATTTAATTTACAAAATTTTTGGATTTTATCTAATTTTGTATCTGTATTTGTATTTGTATCTAATGACATCATTTGTATAATTACTATAATGTATTTATATTTGTTTACTTTACCATTTCACAATATTAAATTCAAATCTATAAAAAATTGATATAAAACTCTAAACTAATATATTATAATTATGAAATTACAAGAAATAAACATGAACGTTTCAAATCCAAACCCAACTTTTATATTTATTGATGGAAGTTACTTTTGCTTTTATCGTTATCATTCTTTATTAAATTGGTGGAAAAATGCTTGTCCTGAAGAAATAGATGTTTTACAAAATCCGTATCAAAATGACAAATTTGTTGATAAATTTAAAAAAATATTTATTGATAATATTAAAAAAATACCTAAAAATCTTAAATTAGATAAATCCATAAATCCAATTATTATTGTTGGCAAAGATTGTAAAAGAGAACATATTTGGAGAAATCAACTTTTCCAAAATTACAAAGCCAATAGATTACAAAATGACGGGTTTATGGGCGAACCATTCTTTAAAATGGTTTATGATGATAATTTATTTATTGAAGGCGGAGCACAAACTATTTTAAAACATCCTAAATTAGAGGCCGACGATTGTATTGCTATTTCTGTAAAATATTTATTAAATACTTATTCTACTTCTAATATTTACATTATTACTTCTGATAAAGATTATTTACAATTAGCGCAAGAACGCGTTCAAATATATGATCTTGCCTTTAAAAAATTAACAGAACAAAAATCTTCTACTGGAGACCCTAAGTGTGATTTATTTTGTAAAATATTAACAGGAGACCCCAGCGATAATATTTCATCTGTTTTCCCTAGATGTGGGCCAAAAACTGCTATGAAATATTATCAAAATCAAGAATTATTTAAACAAAAATTACAAGAATCAACAACATACCAAACTTCCTATGAACTAAATTCTAAAATTATTGATTTTAATAATATACCAGAAGAACTAGCACAAGAATTTTTACAAGAATTAGTACAAGAATTTTGAATTTTATACTATTTAGAATTATAATTTATATAAATCATATAATATAAATATTTTTTTACTACTTATATTAATGAATTCTATACCTGACGACGATAATACTAACCTTCATTTATATATATTAGAACCGCTTTCTGTTATAATAAAACTTGCCATTATTAGCAATAAACCTATTGGAACAAAATTAAGAATGTATAATAACATTATTTATTTTCAAGAACCTGGACCATTTCAAGCCTTATGTCGGTACTTTTTAAAAAGTAATAAAACTGACATTCAATATTTATACAATCCTATTGAAATTGCTTGTAAACAATATTTACTCGAAGAGATAGAAACAGAGACAAAGACAGAAACAAAGACAAAAACAAAACCACAAACACAAACAGAGACAGAGACAGATACAGATACAAAACCAAAGACAAAGTTAAATCATACATTTACTAATTTATTTAAATGCGCACAAAATGGGTTGTTAAAATTAATTGAAACATATAAAAATTGTTCCGTAATGAGAATATGTTTAAATTATTATGTCAGTTTAATTTCTAATTATTTAGAAGAAAAAAATAACGTTTCATTGTTTAGAAAAGATGATATGACAAAATTTTATACAACAGACACCATAGATAAATTATCACAAATATGGACTTCAAATAAAATATCAATTGTATTAAACTTAACTTCATTTTTATCAAATGACAATTTTCCTGAAATGAATGTTAAATCTTTAGAAACAATTATTGACGGCATTGATAAAGAAGTTTCCCAGATATTATAATTTTATACATTTAAAAAAATTGATTTAATTTTATCATTATTTAATTTCATATAAATAATAATACTAATATGACAGAACATAAAATTTATGGATTATTCTCTATTGCTATAATGTATTTTAATATAGCAAACCAATTAGAGGAAAAAAATGGTTCACAAAGACAATACAATGAAGAAATTGAATATTATTATTTATTAAGTACCAAGTTAAACTATTCTCCTGCTATGGTAAATATTGCTATATATTACGAAGAAATATGTCATGATTTTGATAAAGCAATTATATATTATTTAGATGCTATTGAATATAATGAAGTAACTGCTATGTATAACTTGGCTGATTTATATTATAAAATCAAAGATTTTTCTAAAATGGAATATTATTATTCATTAGCAATTCATAAACATAATGACATTGATTCCATATACAAATTAATATCATATCATACATCTCAAGTTAATTTTGATAAAATGAAGTATTATTACTTGATTGTGATAGAACATCCACATTTTAAACGTTCTAAACTAAATAAAAATATAAATATATTTTATACTTTCTTAATATTGGATAATATTACAGATAAAACTCCCAAAATGGAACGTCACTTAAGTAAGGTAATGAAAAATCATGATATTATGATTTATAAAAATAAAATTAAATTATTTAAAAATTTAAATAATATAATAGAATGCGTTATTTGTTACGAAGAACAATTAAATATTGATTTACATTGTGGACATTGTGTTTGTATTTATTGTTATCCACGAGTATTTGAAGAATCTTGTCCTATTTGTAGATTATAAAAACTATTTATTATTATTCTTTTTGCTCTTATTTTGTATTTTTATATTTTTTTGTTTTATTATTTTGTATTTTTATATTTTTTTTTGTTTTATATTTTTTATTATTTACTTCTTTATTATTTTGATAACTGTAAGCTTCAATCATTGGCGCTTTTTTATATTGAAATCCAAATATATCTGTCCACGCCTCTCTTACACGTTCAAATGTGCTTTGACATTTTACCATATGTTTTTGTGACATATTTGCCGATGTTCCCGGAAATAAATCTAATTCAATTGTTATATAAAAAGATAGTTTTGATTTTTGAACTTTTTCTTTGTTTTGTACCATATTGTATGAAGGGTTATATGGGATATATGGATAATTATAATATGGATAATTTGGTGGTGGTGGATAATTTGGTGGTGGTGGATAATTTTGAGGTGGTGGATAATTTGGTGGTGGCAGATATTGTCTTGGATATTGTGATAATGAACCCCTCTGTGGTGAATATGGATTAGGTATACTACCACCTTTTGATATATTATTTTTCATTTCTTGTAATATTTTTTCTAGTTCTGTTATATCTGTTTCCGTAAATTTTAATTCTTCCTTTAATTTATCTAGTTTACGACCACTTTCTTCAGAAGGGGTTAACTGTTCTATAAGTATACGCCTTTTAAGATCGGTACTTTTGGTTTTATAATCTTTGAGATTACTTTCTAGTTGATTCATTCTAATATTTACTCCAATTGTATCATTTCTGTAATTATTAAAATTTGTATTTATTTCTTTATTCTTAGGACAACTATTAAACATAAAATATTTTACATATTCTGGTATTTTATCTTCAACAAAAATATACTCTGTGTGAGAATAGTGTACAAGTTGAAATTTTTCTGTATTTTCAATAGTATTTTTTGTGTAAACAAGATACATATAATCATTAAACTCAATAATCTCATTCAAATTATCATCACATAATATACGAAAATCATTTAAAATATAAGTATTATCCAGTTTAATATCATCTTCAGATACATCTAAAATTTTTTCATGTCCATCATATAAATCATATAAATCACCTTTTGTTCCACCTACCTTGTTTTCTTTCTTTTCTCTCTTTTCTTTCTTTTCTTTCTTTTCCTTCTTTTTGTATTTTGTTTCTATTTTAATTGCCTTTTTTCTTGTTTTTTGTTGTTTTTTTGTTAAGTTTTCGAATGCGATATTTTTATATTTCTTTGCCTTTTTTACAGTTTTTTTTTCTTTCTGTCTCTTATTCTTTTTTCTTTTATTATCTTGTTCTTCATTTTGTTCTTCATTTTGTTCTTCATTTTGTTCTTCTTCATTTTGTTCTTCATTTTGTTCTTCTTTTTGTTTCTCTCTTTTTCTTTTTTTTATTTGCTCTTCTTCTTTTCCTTCTTCTCCTTCTTCTTCTTCTTCTCCTTCTTCTCCTTCTTCTATTCTTTCTTCTTCTATTTTTTTTTTTAATTTTTCTTTATTTTCTCTTTTTTGTCTTTTTTTCTCTTTTTGTCGTAATTCTTCCTCTTGTCGTAATTTCTCTTTTTTGCGTAATTTCTCTGCTTGTCGTAATTTCTCTGCTTGTCGTAATTTCTCTTTTTGTCGTAATTCTTCTTCTTGTCGTAATTCTTCCTCTTGTCGTAATTTCTCTGCTTTTACTTCATTTTCACTCTTTTTATTTATAACTCTATAATTTTTATATGTACCATCTTTTTTATAAATAACCATATCTCCAATATTTATAGATTGAGCAGTTGTATTTCTTGAAAACATTTCAAATATTATAAATTTAAGTTTTAATGCTTTTTGTAAAATTAAAATACTTTTATAAGGGTCATTTAAAGTTGTAGGTTCTGTTAAACTTATATCATATACTAGTTGTTTTAATTTTTTAACTGTAAATTGTGTTTTTCCATTAATTACTTCTGTATAAGGATTAGAAGTCTCAGAATGTGTAATATCTAATTGTTTATTTAATCCATTTGCTACTGCCTCATATAAACTATCAAGACCATTTTTAGAATTATTCAATATCATCCAATCCAAATAGTCATTTTTATTTAAATTATCTATAATTCCATCATTTAAAGCATCATTAATTACATTATACATATTATATATAAAATCATCTGTGTCTTTGATATTATAAATATTTTCATCAATCCAATTATTAATGTTAAAAAATGGTGATGTTATATTTGACAAATTTTTTGTTATTATATCTGTACATATTTTAATAAATCCTTGTTTACTTATATTAGGAGTCATACTTTTTAAAATTTCTTCACATGAACTGACCGCATTATTTTGTAATTGTATTAATGATTTAATACGTCCTTTATAAATTATATTTGATTTAATATTACTTTTTTGTCTTTGTTCTACAAAGTTTAAATCATTAAAATTTGATGTATCCCACATTATAGAAGTAGGAATAGTTTTATTAGAACCTTTAATTATCTGTATAATAGTATCATAATATTTATTTAACATTGATGAATATTCAAAATTTAATTGAGATATATTTTCCGCAGCAATATAAACGTTATTATGTCTTAAACAAATTATTTCAAATAAATAAATGTATAAAATTATCGCGTCATATGCTTTTACATTTAATTTTGTATATTCAATATATACTTTTTCAAAATTTACATAATATTTATTTTTAGGATCTACCGCATTTGTTTCATCATTTTTAACTAAATACCATGTATATTTATTTGTTTTTTTATTAAGCGCGGGTTTTATTCCTTCAGCTTTAATATTATTTATAATATCTTGTTGTTCATTTACTTTAAATTCATTATTTAACTTATTCATTGAATTATTTAAATCTGTAATAATAGAATATGCTTTTGTTCCAATTTCAACAATAAATGTATTAATTGATTCAAATATAATATGCCAAACATCTAATTGATTTTTTGAATATAATAAAAATATATAAAAATTATATAATTCATATAAGTTTTTTTCAACTATTAATAAATTTGGTTCGTCAATATAAGTTGTTGCTACTTCATCATAGTTAATGCGTGGTTCTAAAAGTTCTTTTTTATTTTTATTCAATTGATTTTCATAAAAATTTTTAAATAAAATATAATTTCTATAATATGATCTTTTAGTATTATTTTGATTATTTATTAATAAATTAAGAGTTTTAATATCATTATCAATACACATTAATGCTAATTCAGGGGTTTCATAATAATTTATTATATTTTTATAATTTTTTTTTAAACTCTCTAATAATGCTTTTGTAGTAACAAAATATATTTGTTGATAATTATATATATCCATAATATCATCTGCTATTCTAAAAATATGTGTCATGTAATCTATTTTTAGTTGTACAATTTGATGAACATCCCTTAAGGGATTTATTGAAATATTACTATTACTATTACTATTACTATTACTATTACTACCATTTTTTATAACTTGATGAATATTTGTTATTTCTAAATTAAATTTGGTTTTATATTGAGCCAATTTAGCGCAATTATTAATGTAACTTTGGTCTGCTGTTTGTAATTTTACTTTTGAATTACTAAAATCTGAATATAAATTTATTATATCTGTTTCTTTATTTGTATTTATAAATTCCAGTAAATTATCTAAATTAATTAATAGTGATATTGTTAACGGGTCTCTAGATTTATCAGGAGTTTCAAAATAATTTATTGGAAAATTTTGACGTAAATATTTTGAATACAATTTTTGTATATTTTTATCTATGCCTGGCAATTTTTCATACGGTATAAAAGATGGTATTTTATTTGTTGTATTTAAATTATTTAAGTTACTATTTTGAGTTTTAATTGCTTCAGTTATTTTAGATGTTACAACTAACATATTTTCGGAATTTGAAATATTTGAAGATGCTATATTACCCTGTCTTAAAGTTTCTGGAATATCATTTATTTCTTTAGTTGATTCTTTTTCTAATTGATCATACGTTAAATATGAAAATTGATTTAAAAGTTGTTCCAAAGGTTTTTTATTTATTTGCCAATCCGAAGGATTTGAATGTGTTTCTACAATTGTATATGGTTTATTATTTATATAAAATAAATTATTTGCTTTGAAAAGCGTGTTAAGTGTAATTTTTATATTATTATCAATAATATGCTGGTCACAAGATTCCTCAAATGTTTTTGGTTTTTGCATATATCTAAAATCACTGAGAATCTTATTAATCATTGTATCAAATTCTGATGCTTCATAAAACTGAGTATACAATAAATTTTTTGGAGCGCCCAAAGGTATTGTTGATATTGGATTTTCATAATATTTTACTAGAGGATCTAAATATACTATGTTACTTTTATTATTTGGAACAGTCATAGAAGGTTGATACGTTAAGTTATAAAAATTTGGTATGCGTGTTTTAATGTAAATAATTAATGAATTTGGTATTTTTTTTAAATCGTCAGCAATAGCAATTTTATCTTTAGGAGTTTCTATTTGAGGCGGAATAGATGCTTTTGGAATAGGTGTTATTTGTTTTTGTGTTGGAATAGGAATTATTGTATTTTGTTTTGTAAAATTTGGATTTAATATTGGCGGGTAAAATGGATCTGTAGGTATTTGTGGTTTTGGCGGTTTTGGCGGATTTGGATTTGGATTTGGATTTGGTGGTTTTTGCGGATTTGGTTTTGGTGGTTTTTGCGGATTTGGATTTGGATCTGAATCTGGTTGATTTGGCGGATTTGATGGTTTTGGCGGATTTGATGGTTTTGGATCTGGTTTTGGATCTGGTTTTGGATCTGGTTTTGGATCTGGTTGATTTGGATCTGGAGTTGGATCTAGGTTTGGTTCTGGATTTGGAGTTGGTTGATTTGAATCTGGTTTTGGATCTGGTTGATTTGGATCTGGTTGATTTGGATCTGGATTTGGATCTGGAGTTGGATCTAGGTTTGGTTCTGGATTTGGAGTTGGTTGATTTGAATCTGGTTTTGGATCTGGTTGATTTGGATCTGGGTTTGGATCTGGTTTTGGATCTAGGTTTGGTTCTGGATTTGATGGATTTGATGGGTTTGGTTGATTAGGTACTGGTTGTTGAGGAACATTTTTTGATCTAAAAGAATTTAATTTTGAATTAAGATAATTAAAAAATCTCTTTAAATAATTTTTTTCCTTTTTATTTATAAATCTTGGTTCTTGCGTTGTTTCTTCATTTGTTTTTGTTTCTTCATTTGTTTTTGTTTCTTCATTTGTTTTTGTTTCTTCATTTGTTTTTGTTTCTTCATTTGTTTTTGTTTCTTCATTTGTTTTTGATTCTTCATTTGGAATTAACGGTTTATAATGACTATAACCATCATAATAAATATATATATCTTGGGCATCTTCATCTAACTCTTTGGTTAGATTTTGATTTATAAAAAATCTATCGTTTTTATTATAATTTACAAAATTAACCCGATCTATTGTTGTAAATAATTCACCAATATTAGGATTTATTTTACCAGTGTTAGAATCTATTATCTTAATTAATTCATCATTATCGGATGTTATTTTTTTAGTCTCGGGGTCAATTTCACCAATTAAATTGCCACTATTAAAATCTATTATGCTCTCAACATCATACTGATATATTACGCCAATATTTTGTTTAGTAATAATATTGCTTATTACAACCATTTTCGCATTAGTGTAAATTGTTATTGATTTTATTTTTTTATTTTCTAAAATTAATATGTTTGCTGGACCAACTAATGGTTCAGTCCATTCATAAATTTGATTTTTTGATTTTTTATCTGTTTGTTGGTCTATATTTAATTTTTCAATATATAATATATACGAATTCATAATAGACCCATACTCTGGAATATTATTCTGTATAATATTACATATATTATTAATTATGTCATTTACTTTATCTGTAGATAAGTTTGTTATTTCTGATACAGGCAAAATTTCTTCAGAAAATTGTTCGATTATTTGAAATTCATAATCAACCAACTCATTGAGAATTTTTATAATTTCATTATATACTGTCTTAAAATATTCTTGTGTAAAATTCTTAGGTTGGTGTGTATTAAAATATTCCACCTCATCTATTAATTTAACTATATAATATATAATGTTCTCATATATAATGTTATCCTTTTGAGTATTTAACTTATTTTTAAACATTACAAGTGGAGTAAGTAGTTTAAATACGTTATCTAGTTGTTCAAATAAATTATGTATAACTATAGCATTATTTGAATTTGTAGAATCAAGATTATTCAAAGAATAGTAATTAAATGCCCATAAAAATAAATCCCCACGATAATAATAATTACTTTCTTTATTAATATTTACGATTGGATTAATTATATTAAATTGTATCCAATCATTAAGTTCATCTGAGATTGCTATATGACCAAATAAACTATAATATATTGACGCAGAAAAACATCTACCATCACCTTGTGTTCCTTCTATTAATTTATATTTACGTCCTTCTATTGTCACCATTTTATTATTTTTTTCCATTTTATATAATTAAATAATATATATATATTTAATTATTTATAATTAAATTTTAATTATAATTAATACATGGTTTTAAAACTATCATTAAGATAGTTTCCATAAAGAGTAAACATTTGCATTTGATTCATTCGATTTTTGTTTTGTTTAGCCTTTTCTAAAACTGCCATCGCGTCATTTATTTCTTTTTCACTAATAATCTCATCTTTATTTGTATCTACTAATTTAGATAATATTCTATATTTATGTGGAACACAACAATAAATACTTTCTTCATTAAATAAGTGATCAGAAAGAATTGTAAAAACAGCAGTTAAAACTAATGCAGTATAAATATCTCGAGTTCCCATCCATGCCATTGAAAAAACTAATAGTTGTTTAGAAACATTCAATTTAAGATATTCTTCTGTTGATTTACTAAATTGAATTGAAAGAAATTTAGACCCAATATTAAGTAAAATCATAATAACACCGGCAAAAAATTTGCTATTATTAAGATACATTATATGATTATGAGCAAATGCTATTGAATCATTAAAAATATTTGACATTGTATATTAATTTAATATATTAAAAATTTATAAAATATTTTAATATATTGTTTATAAATTAAAGCAACTATAAGTGTAAATCTATTATGTTGACAAAATTTAAAAGGTTTTAAAATAATTCCAACTAACCCTTTTATTTCATTGTATTAAGCAAAAATGTAAATCAATAGTCTTTATTAAGAATGCTAAAATTTTCTTTTAAACTTGAATTTAACATGCTCGAAGTAGATGGACTAACCTCTTCAGAACTAATCATATTTTTATCTACTTGAATTGTATTTGAATCTTTAGGCATTGTTGTATTTCTTAAATCTTGTAAATTCACACCAGTTGTTTCTTGTTCTTTTTTTAAATTACTTATTTTTTTAAGTTTATGTTTGACATTATGTTCTCCTCTTTTACTTAAATCCGATTCTTCTTTAGTTAAATCTGAGTGTCCTTTACTTAAAATCGAGTGTTGTTCTTTTTCACCTTTCTTTAGTTCTTTATTTAGTTTAAATCCTTCTGTAAATGAACCAAATTGATTTAACGCTGCTATAATAACTAATACTACTAATAATCCTAAAGTTGTATTATTTATTGCAAAAAAGATTACTACACATATTAAGACAATTCGCCCTAATACATTCCCATAAATATTATTTATAATTGTAGGGTTTAATGCTAAAATTACTACTAATGCTAAAAAAAGAGCCACCATGCTTTGAGATTTAATACTCATTATATATAAATTAATAATATATTTTTATATAAAATATATTGTTTTAACTATAATATTTATAAATAGACATCCATTTATAAACTTGTATGTATTTTTAGATTGTTTGATAAATAATTATCTTATTTTTTATTAAGAGAATGTCTTATTTAGCAATGTCTGCTGCTCCAATAGATAATGATAATGAATCACCCCAATATGATAATTCTATTAATAAAAAGAGACAAAACCATAACAAAACTCAAAAATTTCGGCAACCATCTAGCGATTTTAATCCTGAAAAAGTTAATTCTGTTTTACAATCAATTCATAATAATACTCCCGATGATGACGACAATTTAGGAAATTATAGTTCTAAAGGAACTTCTGTTAGCGCCAATCATTCTGATAGTTTTAAACCTTTAAATTCTTTTAATTTTCCTGATAAACCTGTATCTATGGGAGGTGCCCGAAAAAAACAAGAAGGGTTTACTGTTCCCCAACCAATGAATGATGACGAATTAAAATTACAAGAATTACAAAGTGCTTTTATGAATGATGCCCAAGTCAGAGAATATTATAACAAACTTGTTCCTTCTTACCCTTCTTCTAAATCACACAATTCTTCCACAAATTCTTCCACAAATTCGTATTCACAAAATGATAATAATCAGTTATTAATTGAAAAACTTAACTATATGATTAATTTATTAGAAGAACAACAAGATCAAAAAACCGGAAGTGTCACTGAAGAAGTCGTATTGTATTCTTTTTTAGGAGTTTTTATTATTTTTGTTATTGATAGTTTTACCAAAGTCGGCAAATATGTACGATAAAATAATACTATTATATAGAATTATGTATAAAGGATATAGAAATCTATTATTAGAAAAAAATCAAACTAACAAAAGCATCAATACTTTACACCATATTATTAAATGTAAAAAATGTCAAAAATTAAATTATTATTTATACTCTAAATTGACACAATATTGCCTGTTTTGCGGAAATCCATTAAAAATATTAAATAAAAGAACTTAAAGAGTCTTTAAATACTTTTTTAATTTATTATTAAACATTTCCCCGATTTAAACGAATTATACGCAAAATTGTAGAAAAAATATGCCATTGGACTTATCGCTATCGGATGCGTTTTTATACAAATATTATTTATTATACATGTATTATCACTTATATCTTCTACTGTCACATATTTAAAATTTTTATTATCTTTTATTATTGACCATAAAGACACTTTAAAACCTTTTATAAATTCTTCAGTTGTTAGTATATTACCATTTATTGAACCTATACATGATAATATCTCTTTTTCATTTTCTATATATGTACACGTCTTTCTAAAAATATATACCGCTTCTATATTTCCACCTATCACTAACATTTTTATAAATACATTTTTACTTTCTATTAATTCAACTATATTACTTATCTCCGGATATATCGCTATATCAAATTTTTTCATTTCATTTTTTGTCATTTCATTTATAAAATTATAGAAATAATAAATATTTAATTTATCACCTGTTAATAATTTTATTCTTACATCTAATTGATTATCCTGTATCAAATTATTTTTTAAAGGAAAACAATACGTTTTATATATTGTCAGTGGAATTATTCCTGTTAACTCTTCCTCTCTTTTAAACAAACTAACACAAATATTTTTATTATTATAAGATTGATTATATTCATGTGTTTGAATTAACTGTGGTGCTATATTTTTCTTTCTCCAATCTTTATTTACACATAAATAATCCACATAATATACATCAAATGATTCCATTTTATTCATTTTTACATGTAATGGTCTACTCGTCATTACACCTATTATTTTATTTTCTTCTATTATTTTACCCGTCTTATTATCTATTAGCATTTCTTTCTCACTAAAATACGACCAAAATGTTTTTGCATTATGACCTATAAAATATGCGTCAATGTTTTCCTTTTTTGGATTAAATACATTTTCACCATTTCTTAAATAATTTAACCTTATAAGTGTTACTATTTGTTTTTTTATTAGTTCATCTATTTTTTCAAATTCCTTTGTTACTATTTTTTTTAAATTTACATATTTATTCTTTTCAGGTAACTCTTTACGTATTACACCTACATTTATAAACCAATAATATACATCATAAAAATGAAACACCGGTTGTAATGCCCAAAATTTATATTTTAAACGTACATATAAAAAAAATATCACTATTATCACAATTATAAATCCTAATAAATACAAAATCATTAAAACATACTAAGATTTTAAAAATATACTTTAAACATATTTTTAAAATTAGAATATTTTATATAAAATCTATAACTGTTAAATACTTATTTCTCAATGATTACTTCTTTCGCTACATTTTTTATTATTTTATTGATATTATTTTTTTGTTCTTCTTCTGTTGATCCTGACATTGAATTTAACACTATTTTCATATATTTATCATTTTGTTTTGAATCTGGGTTATTATATTCTGGATATTTTTCTTGCCAATTTTTAATTTGTTTTATATTTTTATTGGCTACTTGTTTTATCGCATTTTTTATTGTTTGTTTATCTTCAGTTTCTTTTATCCACTTATTTTCATTTTTTATATACAATACCTCTCTTTTATAATCAGAACAATGTATTGGTCTTTCATGATTATTTAATTTGCTTAAATTATTTATAAATATTTGAGATATTCCTTCAACATATCCTACTTGTCCTGTGTTTTCCAAATCACTTAATTGTATTTGTATTGACTCAACAAAATCTCTTATATTTAAAGCATTTTTACATTCTTCATTAAGAAAGACATTTAAATTAAACGTTTTATTATTATTATTATTACTACTAACATTAATATTTGGTTTTGAAGACAATTCACAAATTTGTTTTGTTAGTTCACTATTCTTGTTAACAATATCTAACACAACATCAGTTAATTTATCTATCTTTTGTTGGTATTGTAACAGCACATTTGCTTCTACCAAAGTGTCCGTTGCTATACATTTTTTTTTATGTCTCCATAATCCGCTTCTATCATTGAAACATTTAAAACAAATTGGACATTCATATGTAATATTTGTCGTCGTTTTTTCGTTATTTGGTGTTGTTAAAACGCCAAAATTATGTTTCTGGGTTGCCAAATGTCTTGTATAATCGGTTTTTTTAGATGAATAAAAGTCACACTTTTTACAAAAATATTTTGCGTCGTAATTTTTCGTTTTTTCTGTTGTCATTTGTTGTATAACTTAGCAACATAAAAAACTCCTAAATTGTTTTTTCGTAAAAATGTTTAAAAAGTATCGTAACAAAATATTTTGAGATTTTTAAGAAATGAGAGCATTTTCATCACAACCGCTAAAAATAAACACCTTTTTCAAAACTTTGTTTGACTTTTCTGTTTTAGACATTTTTAAAAATGTCCAATTTCAAAAACCCAATCGACTTTTTAAATTTTTGATTCAACCTGAATAGTTGTTGGTTCCTTTTTAACATTGTTAAATGTTAAATATTTTGTTACTATAAATGCTTTACAGATTATATGTTAAATGTTTAAGTGAGTTAGCAATGTTTAGTACACGTGTATTTTAAAATTTATATTTTCGTTTTTTCGTTATTATGTGTTGATAAAACATTTATGGGTTCAAAATTGTTTATATTATTTATATTTTAACATTAACAAAGGTAATAAA